CTGCACAATAAAAAATATTTTCTGCTACAACTTCTGTTGCCATTCCTTTAAATACTAGCTGACCATTCATTTTCTGAACAGACAAGATGTTGCATAGCTCATTTGCTGGTGAGTCAACTACTGACAATTCCATCAATGAGTATTCTTTAATAAATCTAACTGGCTTACCAGTTGACTTGTTAACTTCATTTTCTGACTCTTTAATTTTTCCGCCGATTGAAAATCCTGCTAGGGTTCCGTCAAGAATCTTTTCCCAAGTATCTTGTGCTCCCTTTGAAATGTATGCGTCTACATAAACTCCATTGTAAAATTCTTTTGTTGTTGGGTCGTAAAATGTTTCTGGCTTAAATGAAACCATTTTTCCAACTGCATTTGATCCGTGCATCTCACGAATGTTTCCACGGAAACTTTCAAATGCTTTTATGCTTGCTTCAGCAGTAACAACATCACCAGTCTGATCAAGATTATCTAGAGTTGCAAATCCTGAGACTGTTCTTTTTTCACGGTTGACTTTAGTGAACGGCACGGATAATGTAATATTATCGCCATGCGAAGACCAAAGTGATTTCTCAATGTTCATATGCTTAATTTTATAACGTTATTGTATATAAGGCAAATAATGGTTGAGTAGGGTCAGTTGACTTGTCTTCCGTCGCCCTGAGCATTTCTGCCCTCCCCAGAAATATCTGGAGAATTTGCAGACCTTTCGGCATCTCTAGTTCTGGTCTTTCCTGCCTGTGCTCTAGACTCTGCCTGGTCCTGTGGCTTTAATTGAACGACTTTATCTCCACCGTCAATTGGAACCATTCCCATTCTAATACGAACTTCATTAGGAGTAATTACCTGCATTCTCAAATAACGCTCATCAATCTTTGACTGAGTATCTTCATCGGTCAAAGTAAGCTCATTAAATTTCAAAAGTAGGGCATCTGTCATTTCTTCGATAATTTTATTTAGCTTTTTCTCTAAATTCATTTGTGCTGGACGACAGACTTGCTCTCTAAATGTTTTATCGGCATCTCTTGCTACCGCTAAATTGACTCCTTCTGGAGTTCCAATTTTATTAATTGGGACACGGTGAGATAATAGAATTTCATCTCTATTAGATTTACGATATACGTTAAATGAAGATTCCTGAGTTCCTGCCTCAATTGGCTCCATTTTAAATTCAACCTTTGAGTCTGGTGAGTCTGGAGGAAGAGGAATATATAGGGATCTATGATTCTTGCCTCTTAGCCCGACCTGGAAAAACTCAAGCAATTTACGCTCTGACTCTGTTGATAATTTAGCACCCTTTACGGTGATGATATATCTTGGAACAGCCTTGTTCTCAAAGTAATCAAGGTTGTACTTGCCAGCAAACTCATTTCCTGCCATAGCATTCTGTGAAGCTACAATGTCTGGAATTCCATAATAGTTATTTGTTGGAGTATACTTCTTTAAATGAATAATCTCATTTGGTCTCTCTAGTCCGCCATCAATCGGATTTAGTGTCTCTTGATCTCCGAAGTTGCGGAAATATACGGCCTTGCCGTAGAGCAATTGAATAAAGCCATCACGCAATCGGCGTACACGCATAGTCTTTGCTGGAATATGACCGATGTATCCAATCTTGCCAGCAGATGTTCTACCGATTTCTAGGTATCCATTTCCTGTAGCCTCAACATCTGTGTATGCTTTAATAAGTGTTTCTGTAAATGTTTCTTCTTCGTTGCACTGCTCTAGCCACTCATATAAATCTTGACGAAGTCTATTTAGCTTTCTGCGAGCACGATCTAGGGCCTTGTCATCTGAAATGTTATCGAATGCTTCTTGAGTCTTTCGTGTCTCAATAAAGTCATGGCCTAGTCCAACAATATTTGAAACCTTAGCATTAATTGCTGAATAGTTGTATGGGGAAATTTCATAAATAGTTGAAAGGTAATCTAGGTTATATGGAGGTTCAATAAGGTCAAACATTGCATAGCCTGTAATTGCTTGTGCAAGCAGGTTCTGTTGAGTTTCTGCTCCATCAATTCCCTGGAATCTTTTTTGAAGATCACGGTTCATCTTGCGACGAAATGTTGCACCTAGTCCAGATACTTTTGATAAATCATCTCCGCTAATTTTAAATGGGTCAGTTGTTTTTGTATCCACTGGAGCATTAAACTTCATCCAGTCTGCTACATTAGAAATTGATATATCTTGTGAGTTGTCATCTTCTTCGTATTTAATCATGTTAGCTTCCCCAATTTTTTAACTTCGTCTTTATAGTTTCCAATATCTAGTGGATCTGGAACCAAACCCCACTTAAGCCTTGACTGCTGTTCTTCAAACTCTTCATCTGTAACCTTTCGGCGGGCACTAAGAAACTTAGGCTGTCCTTCATAAATACCAAAGTTTCTGACCTCTTTTGCAAGGGCTTCAATTCTTGATTTATTATTCTTCTTAGAAGTAATAGACAAGTAGTTTCCTTCATCATCGCCAATCCAGCGACCATCTGGCATTTCCCAGACATATATCCCAAGAGTTGATTCCTCTTCGAGAACTTGTGTATTAATCTTATTGATATCCATAGAGTTTTATTTTACCATTCTTTATGGTTTAAGTCCAGCTTTTTGTCACAGAAGATGACAACTTTAGATACTTTGAAGCACAATCCAGTCATTATCATAATATACTGGGGTAGATTCTGTCATCTGAATAGCAGGATCTGAGACTGAAACAGCAGGTCTTCCACAATATAAATCAAAGTGGGTGTCTACATCTGCTTCGGTTAATGTTCTATTGTATATAGCGATATTGTTATATAGGTTATCTGGACCGCCTGAAGTTTGATAATTAAATTGAAGGGATCCAGTTACTGGCGCAGAGAATACTAGAACTATGTGATGGGGCTCTCCAGCCACCAGGAAATTGCTTATATTGGTCTGTGAGGTCTTATCTACCCCATTAACGTAAACTTTGCTTATAGAGGCCTTGGAGACCGTTCCAGACCCATTCCAGGCATACTTGGTGCTGGTAGTCGGATCATAGAATAAAGTATTTGCTCCAGTTGTTTTAGGAGTAAAAAACATCTCTACTGTATTTATGTTTAATCCAGTATTGATATCAAATCCATATCCAGACTCTGTTCGAATTCCATTGTTATAATGTCTGACAAGTGGGGAGTAATTTACTGCTCCGACGTTAATTTGATTGTCTGAGGTAATTGTATTTGGAGAATTGTCTGAATATACAATTGACTCCCTATAGAATCTAATATTAAATAAAGATAACCTTGGAAGGAATTTGCTAGCATCTGATGTGCTCATTGTAATTCTGATATATAGGACACCGCTTGTATTAAATGAATTTACGCTGTACTGTGGAATTGCCTGCCCATTTTCACAAGAAACATAACTAGTTCCGTCTACGCTAGTTTCTACAGAAACTCCTAAATCATTTCGCCATTCAATTTTAGAATCTGTAAGCCCTGATTCCGTAGGAATAAATAAGAAGTCGTTAATTACAAAGCTGAGTGGAGTTGCTGTAGTTGTGCTAAAGAACGATAGATATCTTCCTTGTTGATCATAGTAAACATTTTCGTCTGACTCAATGAGGTCCTCCCATGACTTAGATACGCCATATGAGTATTCAAGATCGACTCTGTTGTTAACCTCTGAGCATGAAAACAATTGCCCATCTTCTGGATGGACTACATGTATAGGCTGGATATAAAAGTTGGCATCGCTGTAATGCTTAGAGATAGATGCATTTTTTAGTCCATATCGATATACTGCTGGAGCATCTACAATAAATGAATCTCCTGAATCAGATGTTGGACCAATTTGTAGATCTAGGGTTGTGTTAGTAAATTTAAATGTAGAGTCTATAGATTTAGCCGCTACTTGTCTGCCATCTATAAATAATTTAATAGAGTCTACAGAATATACTCCTACGATATGCATAGCCTTTTTGCTATATGTTACTGCCCACCTAATTTGTTCAGTGGAAGAAATTTTAAATATAACATCTCCCTTTTCCCAATATAATCCGATACCATCTGTAGTGTCTGCAAAAAGAGTTGTGATATTTGATGACTGAATAGATGGGCTGACCCATAACTCTAATGTGAAGTCATTGTCTGAGGAGTATTTATTTGCAAGGCCATTTGAAACAGATGAGCCATAAAAGTCTTTTGATGTTGGTACTGTTATATAAGAGGTATCGGTTATCTTAGTTCCTGATCCTCCGCCTGGAATAATTGGCAGCATATTTGCTGCAGGAGAACCTACATATGTGGCATTATTTCCACACCCTGAAATATCAGAGGCAGTGGTACCAGAAGACTCATCCAACGGCCAGAAGCCAATAGGGTAGTCTTTGATTACTTTTAATTGATAGGACATAATATTATTATACCAACAAATGAGTACTGGGCAAATTTCATTGTATTATTTCTGGTGATAAGGGTGTGTCTTCTTAAACTTTTTAAACCACCCAGAGCCATTTAATTTAGTTACAATTGATAAATCTTCAGACCTTATTTTTTGTTCGTCTTCAGCTGTATACTCCCTAACCTCTAGACTATATTCTTTTCTTTTATATGGAATATAGTGTACTAAAGGGGCTCCCCGCTCAATTACAATTTCTTTTTCAGAAGAATGATAAAAAATTTGTTGATTTGTAGAATGATATATGTCTGTGTGCAAAATTCCAGGTGCGACACTAAAATCTTTATTAAAATGATAAAATGGAGGTAGTTGTAAAACAGAGTATCCTGGTGGAGTAATTATTTTCCAAGGTGAAATAAATTTAAAAACAAACTTTCCATCTTCTCCCTGATAAGTGGGAACTTTGTGATCAATTAGCTGTGAGTTGTAGTGCACGTCAAATAAAAATGGATTTTCTTGACTCCTTGTTTCCCAGTTCCAATCTCCAGTTTCTTTATTAAATTTTAATTTAACATCTGTCCACATTGGCAGAATAAAGCCTTCTGAAAAATAATCTGGGTACGCTGGGCACATTTTTATTGTACTTACACCATTACTTTCAGGAGGTGTATTTTTCCACCATTTAGGTATAAATGATGAAGCAGGTTTTGGTAAACATTCTGAAATAGATGTTAATCCTTTTATCATTGAAATAAATTCAATTTTTGGAGAGTCTTTCATTTTATAATCCTTTTTAGTTATATCTAAACGTTACTGTTGCAGAAGCGTCTATTGGTTCTATGCTATATTCTATTCCTTTTGGGATTACTATTAAATCAGAATGTTTACTTATAATTATTTTAAAATTTTCTTTAAATGTAATCTTTAAAGACCCAACGCATTGCCAGATTAACTTTGTATGCTCATAGTCATCTGCTTCTTTTACGCTGGGGGACAAGTATATGTTAGACTGTATATCTATATTACTTGAACCAATTAAAAATGAATAAAGGTCGTTTAATACTACTACATCTCGGTATGGATGCGGAAATTCTTCTAAAGAGGGAACTAACAAATCGATTGTAGATAAAATTTTTTCTTGCTTAGTTGAAAATAAGTGTGTTAAAAAATGGTCCCATGGAGGTGTATTAAAAGAAAATGCTGGTATCAATAAAGGTGTTTTGTTAACAATAGAATTACTAATTGAGTTTTTTAAATCCATGTTTATTTTACTCTTTAATCTACTATTTAAGAAACAGCAACTATGGTAATGGTACCACTTCCATTTTCACGACCAACTCCTCGTGAGCCGTTTGTGTGTGTCCAGTTGTTTACGTAGCTAGAATTATAGTAAGATGATCCTCCTCCGCCATTGCCCATGTGAAATGCTCCAGAGCTACCGCCATACCATCCACCTCCGCCTGATCCACCCAAAACATTATAGCTTCCGTTATAGCCTCCGCCATAACCAAACCCTCCCGCAAAGCTGGAGCTTCCTACGCTGCCACCGCCACCGCCTTGTCCTCCGCCTTGTCCTCCTGCTCCGCCGCCTCCGCCGTCAGTTCCATTTCCTCCACTTGGGTACCCTCCTTCGCCAGCTGTGCCACTGCCTCCGTTTCGTGAAGCTGAAGCACCACCACCAGCAACTAAAATTCTTGAATTTAAACTTGTTCCATCATTCCAGGCACCGTTTGTCAATCTAATGTCTGAACCTCCACTAGACCCAGCGATGGACCAACTTGGGTTTCCAGAATCGTAGGCTTGTCCTCCGCCATTGTATCCTGCAGCTCCGCCGCCTCCATTTGTGCTATTTGTTGTACCAGTTCCACCAATAAATACCCAGTAAGTTGACTGCAAGTTAGAAACAACATTTCCAGCAGCCAAGGCTCCACGGGATCCTCTAGAAGAGTTATCTCCATCTCCGCCTCCAGCACCTCTTAACGAAACGTTAAAGTTTGTAGCGTTATATCTATTAAATTGCTGAGAGTTTCCTGTATATGGAAATGTAATTACGTCTCCAACCACATAAGATGTTAAAGAAAGGGCTTGAGATTGCGTGTATGTAGCTGGAGATCTTAAAGTAACAACTATAGATAAATTACCTGTATCTGTAAATCTTCCATTAACGTCTGTTGCTCTTACCGAAAAAGTAAATGTTCCTGCAGAAGTACATGTTCCTGATAAAAGACCAGAACTGGAAAGTGTTGTTCCCGTTGGAATTGAACCGCTTGCTAAAGAATATGTTGGTGCATCGCCAGAATCATCTGTTGCAACAAACTGATAAGAATAAGGGCCCGAAGATGCTGGGGGCGAAAATGTAGCCCATACAGGAGCAAGTGGTCCCTTAATTACTTTTTTACCTTGTGGGCCGTAAGCACCTCTTGCGCTACTTGTAAATGGCATTTAACTCTCCTTTAGAAATTTTGATTAGCTGAAGCAAATACGATCCATGAATTACCCGTACGAAGGAAACTGAATGAGAAGATATCAATCTTACCTGCACCATTTGTTCCTGTTGGAGTTAATCCGTTAGACCAGCGGATTGTCGCAGGAGATCCATTAATATTAACTGTAGAAGGAATTCTTCCTGTTGCTCCTTGAGTAACAAGCACGTTTGTTGTCATTATATAATCATTATCTGTGGGAACATTTGTAAAATTAAATGTCATGTTTGCAGACGGTGCAGTTCCAATATAGAATACGTTATCTGCTGACCAATTGAATGTTCCTGCATTTGAACCGTCTAGAGTTACATTTCCTACCTCTTCACGAAGTTCTGCAATTTGAGTTACACCTGTTACAGTAATTCCACCATTAAATGTTGCTGTTCCTGTAAATGTTGATGTACTACTTACTCCTAAAGTTCCTGCTACTGATGTATTTCCAGAAGTTGCATTAACTGTAAACTTATCAGTATTAATTGCAATGTTGGAAGCAGATCCACCTGTTATTGTGGATGAAAATGTTCCAGATGCTGCTGTTAAATTTCCTACACGAACAGCGTCATAAACAATTCCTGCCTGGCCATAATCAACTGTTGTTTCTGGCTTAGTAATAATATTTGAAGCAAGCTTCCATGTGCTGTCTGTAGAATCCTTTGACCATGTATTGTAGCGTGTACGAACAGGATCTGCTACAAGTGCGGATGATACTGACTGATTAACTACTGCAGTACCGACTGGGCTAACATCTGTTGATGTTACGTTTGCAGTTCCCGCTTTTGCATAACTAAATGTATTTGAAGTAACTGCTGTGATTGTATATGTACCATTAAATGTTGAGTCAACACCAGTTACAACCACTGTTTCTCCAACCAAATATGGATGAGTTGCTGTTGTTGTAAGTGTTGCGACTTCAGACACGAGCAACTTATTATTAATTGAAAATGTCTGATCGCCAATACGTGCACTAGGAACGTTGGTTGCGGTCTTATCATATGTAAATGTTGTTGTAGTTGGAACAGTAGTAATTGTGTAAGTTCCGTTAAATGTTGCGTCAATAGCCGCTACGACAACTGAGTCCCCCGCTAAGAATCCGTGAGCAACTTCTGTTTCTAAGGTTGCTACGTTAGATGTTAGTGATTTATTAACAACCTTACGACTTGGTAGGAATCCAGATACTGTGTACTTACCTTCAGTGACGACACCTAGGTCATTTGTTAGAGACGTTGATCCATCACCAGTAAAGATAAATGGTGCTTCAACTGCAAGGTTTGCTGTTCCGACCTGAGTTCCTTCTCCGCCGAATACGATGTTTCCTTGAATATTTACGTCACCCTGAATGCCCACGCCACCGACTACGGTAAGTGCACCTGTAGTTGGAGAAGTGGATTCTGTTGGAATTTCAATATGAATGTTCTGATTTGGAGTAATAACCATTTGTGTATTATCGTCTGCCAAACCACCTGCTGCAAAAATAATTTTGTTCTGTGAACCTGTATCGCCTGTAGCAAATACTAAGTTACCCTGGTCTACGCCACCTTCGGCACCAACCATGAATATATATCCGTCACCCTTACCAGTAATTGTAAAATCTGGATCGGCAAAGTTAGATGATGTGATACCCATGTCAATATAACCAGAAGAATCTGTTCCGTTATTTGAATATGCAATAAAATCTGTAGATGCATCTGCTCCAGAGTTTAAATTCTTGAAAGAAATCTGTTGGTAATCAGCACTATTTGCAACTGCAGTAATAACAGGATTTGTTAGAGTTTCTGCAAAAGCTGCTGCTCCTGCTCCAATTGGCAAGTGCGAGACTCCAGAAAAATCAACATCTCCATTTACATCTAGGTCTCCCTGCATAAATAGGTTTCCAGCGATTCCAATTCCGCCATTTACTGTCAAAGCACCCGTTGTTGATGATGTTGATTGTGTTGCAATTTCAATGTGAACGTTCGTATCTGGAGTAATTTCCATTTGAGTATTACCTGCAGTTAATCCACCTGCAGCAAATACGATCTTATTCTGTAGCCCTGTTTCTGATGTGGCAAGAACTAGATTTCCGTCTCCTGCTGGTTGCCATGTTAGCCCTGCTGGATCTAGTCCAGTTTCTGCTTCTGGTGAACCAGTAGTTGTAAATGTAAATGTTGTTCCGCTAGGTGCTGCTAAAACTGTACGCTTTCCATCATATGCTGTGCCAACGCCAGTCACCCTAACAATATCTCCAGCTGAATATCCATGAGGAAGAGATGTTGTTAGTGTTGCTGTTCCAGCAAGCGTTCTCTTAGAAACAACATCATATGTGTCTCCTTGAGGCGCAGACATAAATATATATCCATCATGCGGACCAGTAATTCCAAATGTGGTGTCATCGTAGTTATTACTTGTAATACCCATGTCAATCCAGCCATTATCATTAACACCATCTGCTGTGTATGCAATAAAGTCTGTAGAGGCTGCTGTACCATTAGATATATTTACTAATGGGAACTGAACAAAGCTATTTGCAGATCCAGAAAATACTGATACTGCATCAGTTAAATCTGCGGAAGTTTCGAATGATTCTGCAGCAGATCCTTGAGAGTTGCCAGTATATGTTTTTGTTAAACTAGTTGTATCTGTCCAAACAGCATCTGTGCCATCTGTAGACAAAACTTTGTTAGTGTTTGAAGATTGATTTGGAAGTCCTTCTTGCCCTAGGGCGATAATTGAAAGCCTTGTCTCTTGATTTGCTGGGGTGGAACCTGAAGTAAACTGTGTTGTACAAATGTATGTATTGGTTCCATCTGATACTAGGTCGTTAACAAAATAAGTACTTGGAGAAACAGTAGAGTATACTCCACGATAGCGGATACCCTCTGTTATTAGATTCCAGTTTGCTGAAACTGTTGGCAATATATTAGTTGCGGCAACAGAAGCCTTGTATGCATATAGGTTTGGCCCGTACTTGACAATGTCATTGTAAGAGTATTCAACCGAAGATGAATATTCGCCTTTCCAGTTAAATCGAAGTTTACCTAAATCTAAAATTTGTGCCATTATAAGACCTCCAGTTGTAGTCGCCCTGTATTTGTATCAAAACTGTAGCGGAATGTATTATAACTCCACATCCAATTAAGGTAATCATCAGAGCGAGTTTCATATTCGTTGGGCAAACGAATTGCGCCATCACCCTTAATAATATCTATGTATGCCCTACCTGTTTCGGTATCTTGTCTTAATCCGTAAAATGCTTTGTCGACAAGATTCTCAAGATTACTTGAGTAATCTTCATCAATTTCAATTAACTCTTGGGCCATTAGTTAATCCTTTCCAGCTTTATTTCCTTTTGTAATTGTATCACAAAATATCTTATCGAGCAATGGTTTAAATGCCCTCTTCAAGGCTTACTGTAAGGACTATTGCATCCTCTATTGGGCATGTGGCCATAAGTTTATCGCCAATTCCTAGAACAAAGTCTGTTATTATTTTGTGTCTTCCGACTTCTGGATCCGCCTTGTCATCTACTCTTAAATCTCCTGAAACCAGCTTCTGAACCATATACTTATGACTTAGAACTCTTACCTCTGAGGCAAGAAATGCTGACTCTGTTGAATCTCTATATATGTAAAGTTTTACTGGAAGAATAGTTCCAAGCGTATTGCTTGCTAATACTGCTGAAACCTTTGTCTTAGATGTAGCAATATAAAATGGTGCTGGATCTTCTGTATCATTAACTGTAAAGCTAATGCTTTTTAATGAACCTTGACTTGCTGCTTCTTCTATTGGATATGCGTAACCTGGCATTTATTTCTCCTTATACCTGTAAAATTCCTTGAACAAAATAACGAACTCCAGCTGATCCCGCCACATAAACTGCATCTGTATTATTTAATCCAAATCTAAATGTCTCGTAACTATTATTTCCTGGAACGGTTAATTTATATGCAATCAATCCCCATTGTTCTGGATTTTGACTAGAACCAGCTGGAACTGAGTAAACATAAATTTCAGCATTTGTTGCTGCTGTATTAGTTGCAATAACTGATACTAAATAATTTCCAGTTGCTGTGAATGCTAAATTACCAGAACCATATACTGTTCCAGCCGCATCATCTACAATACCTAATCTTTGAATGCCTGCCATGTTATACCCCTAACCACCAAGTTGTTTCTAAATTTGCCGTTCCTCCACCACCGCCACCGCCTGAAGCGGTAAGAAGAATTTTATTATTATCATCATCATATAAAGCACTTAAGTTTGTATGTGATGAGTGATTAAAGAGCGGAGCTATATAATCTTGAACTTCTTCTTGAGTAAGGGTGGCTCCTGTAGAAGCAACTATTCCCCAAGCTGTGCCGTCCCACTTAAATGTCTTAGATCCAACTGTATATTCTTGATTAAGAGTTGGTGTTGAAGGAAATCCAAGTGCTGAAGTCATAAATAATTATAACACTACCCTTAGATACGGTGATCCAGAATTTGCTGGAGAATGTGTAATTACATTTGCACTATTAAACCAAAATGAAGTCCCTGCAAATCCTGGGCTTGGCTGTTCGTCACCTATGTAGCTACCTCCATTTCCTCCATTAAATCCTCCACCGCCACCGCCACCTGATTGTGTTCTCCATGAAAGTCCACCGCTTCCGCCACCAGTAGATGCTCCACCCCCACCAAAACCACCAGAAAATATAGACGAGTATGGATTAGCTGGACTATTTCCGCCTCTAACTCCTGGACCACTTGTATCTGCTGGTGAGTTACCTGCTAAATATCCAAATCCTCCACCGCTTCCGCTTGCAAAATTGTCAGTACCATTTACATCGCTGCAGGAGTCTCCTCCACCCCATGCGTTACCTGGTCTTGCTGCAAAAGAAATGCTAGGATAAGTTCCTTGTGATCCGCCTGAATCTCTAGCAGTTCCACCACTACCTCCAGTTGGACTTCCAGAATAAACAATATTAGATGTATCATATCCTTGAGATGGGCTTCCAGAATCTCCTGGACCTGATGCTCCGCCAGCGCCAGCTGCTGATGCAATATGTGCTATAGTTTTAAACGAATCTAAATTATCTAATACTACAATTCCAGAAAATCCACCACCAGCTCCAGAACCTCTACCGCCTGGACCATTTGTTCCATTACTACCACTTATAAAAGCTATTTGTTTTCCAGCTAATTGACTAATTGGAACAGTTCCTTGCAAGAATGTTCCATAGCCACCACGAGCTCCAGAATCTCCACCATTTCCACCTTTAGCAAAAACTGTTATGGTGTCAGAAGATCCAAAATATCCACGCAGGTCTACTATTTGTACTGTTCCAGGAGAAAATGTTTTATCCGAAGTGGCAAGGGCAGCAAGTAGTCTTCCTTTAGCAGATGAAGATTTTTTTCTACCTGATGTTCCATAGCTAGATCTTACGCTACTAATAAATGGCATTCAAGTTCTCCTTTTTAATTAAAAGTTTAGTGTTGCTGCAGCATATACAATCCAAGATCCTGCTGAGGTTCTATGTAATGTAAATGTAAATATATCAATTTTTCCTGCACCACTTGTTCCAGCTGGAGCAGCTCCTTCGAGCCATCTAACTGTTTGATTTGTTCCATTTATCTGTAATGTGCCTACACCATATCCTGTAGAGCCTTGTGTAGTAAATACGTTTACAGTCATCATTTTATTTGAATCTGTTGGAACATTTGTTAGGTTTAATGTCATAGCTCCAGTTGGAGCTGTTGGAATATAAAATATATTTCCGCTTGTCCAATCAAGTGTGCCTGAATTAGATGTTAAAGTAACTTCATTAACTTGTTCACGAAGCTCCTGAACATCTACTGTTCCGCTTAAAGAAACTCCACCGCTTGCAGTTAAGCCTCCAGTAATTCCAACTGTTCCAGTAGCTGTGATTCCAGCATTTGCTGTTAATAATCCTGAAGCTGTAACAGTGCTTGCTGTAACCCCTCCAACTCTTATGTCTGAATAAGCAAGTCCTGCTCCTGAGAAGTTAACAACACCTGCAGATGGAGCCACTGTTGTATCTTTATAAAACTTAACTACTCCATCAGAAGCATCACGAACAATACCTGAATACTTTGTTGATCCACCAGATGTATATTCTCCAACTAGACCGAGGTCTACGGCATCTGTTGCGTTTCCATCTCCAACAAATACTATCGGATCATTTACTGAAAGTGTTGTTGTTGAAAGAGTTGTTCCAGTACCGCCGAAAACAATATCTCCAGCAATATTAACATCTCCTTGAATACCGACACCACCGACAACAGTTAATGCACCTGTAGTTGGTGAAGTAGAAGGTGTTGCAATTTCAATGTGAACATTTGTATCTGGGGTAATTGACATTTGTTCATTACCAGAATCGTATCCACCTGCGGCAAATACAATTTTATTCTGTGAACCATTAGCACCAGTTGCTAAAACTAAATTGCCTGCGCCAGTTGTTGTTGCTGGTGCTTCATAAAAAATGTATCCATCATTTGGACCAGTAATACCATAAGTTGCTTGATTAAATGTCGATCCAGTAACTCCCATATCAATCCAGCCTGCTGTATCATTACCATTATTTGCATAAGCAATAATATCTGTAGATGAATTTGATGATGAATTCTGAATTGCTAATTGTGCATATGGTTCACCATTTAATTTAAATACTGCACCTGGATTTGTTAGATCTGCTGAAGTTTCAAAAGCTGCGGCTCCAGATCCAACATATATAGTATCTGTTAAAGATGTATTTCCAGCAATTCTAAGATCTCCAGTAATATCAATTCCAGTATTTGGAGTAATAACTATTTGCTCTGTACCACTTTGAAGTCCACCAGCGGCAATTACTACGTTATTTGCAAGACCTGTGGAATCTGTTGCTAATACAAGATTTCCATCTCCAGTAAATTTATTCATTTGAGAGTTAATAACACTTGTTAGAGGTACGTTTCCACCTGTATATCCAGCTGGTGTTGTAACTACAACTTGTGTAGAACTTGGAGCAGAAACAACTGTGTAACGTCCTTCTAATGTTGGTGCCACTGGAAGAACTAAGTCAAAAATGACTCCAGCAATCATTCCGTGTGGACCATCTGAAATAATGTTTAAGTTAGTACCTGCAACGCTATACTGATCAACAGATACAACGCCTGCAATTGCTCCAGACATAAATACATATCCGTCTCCAGGGCCAGTTAATGAAAATGTTGGATCGTTAAATGATTGATTTGTAATACCCATATCAATCCAACCAGATTCATTTGTTCCATTTGAGGCATAAGCAATAAAGTCAGCTGAAGAGCTAACTCCAGAGCCTGTATTAACTAATGCTGTTTGTACAAAAGATGTAGAGGATCCTTCAATACCAAGAGCAACATCTGTTAATGTAGCTGCTGTAATAAAATCTGTAATATCTTGACCAATTAAAAATGTGTCGAAAGAGTCTGACCAAAATGTCAGTGTGCCATCGGTCTTAAGAACTTTTCCTGCCTGTCCTTCTGTGGGAGGGATTTCAGAACCCTCAACCATGCGTGACCAATATGTTGTATTTGTAACGTTAGTATTTGCTGCAGGGAGTTGATTAATATATACCCATACAATATTATTATAACGAACTACGTCATTTAGTTCGTATGTGTTTGCTTGAACCCAATCGCCCTTCCAAATGAAGCGAATGTTTCCTAAATCGATTAATTGTGTTGCCATTTGCTATGCTCCTACCTCTACTAGTAAGTGTGTCGGATTCTCTTCATCCCATTCAAATTGTAATGGAATTGTTGTGAATATCCACTCTTTGTATTCGTCATTTTTACGAACTCGAATACCGTTCGAATATATACTACTCTGTGGAAGAACTACTTTAGATCCATCATCTGTAACCTGAAGATATAACCTTCCAAGATCATTGCTTGTTTTAAAACCGTAAAAAACTCCAATATCTGTTGCGTTGCCTCCGCCGCTACTTTCTCCTGCAACAGAGTCCCACGTTGTGCCGTTCCAAGACCAAGTTCTATCGTCGGTAGCAAAAAGCTGTCCTACGACGGGGCTGGTTGGAAAATCTAATGCTGGCATAGTCTAAAGTATAGCATGGTATACATTAAAATAGCTAGGCTTAAACCATATGCTTATATTATCTATACTCATTACTAACCCTCCTTTTATTAAATTAAGCTGACTCATAGCTTCCTGAAATTGTGATATTATCCGCATTCCCCCAAATAAAGGGGCCACCATTTCCGACTCCAACCCACGCAGTTGATGAAGAGGTTGGTGATGGAGTGATAACTGCAAATGAGGTGGTTGATCCAGTATAGTTTCCATTTCCAACTGCACCATACCATGAAATGCCGTCGTCAAGAATTGAGGCTGAAAATTGAAAATTAGAATTCTGTGCAGTAACTGGCAGTCCAAAATTCCAGTGTCCAGATCCTGGATTAGTAGTAGAGCCATATATTAGTTTTGCGTGAAAAAAAACTGTTTTTCCAATCTGCTTATATCGACCAGTAATTGATCCGTTACCAATTGAAAATCCGCCACCATCTGCAGTAATAGTTGGAGTATATGAAGTCCAGGGATTTAAATCTGATGCTGATTCTCCGTCTGCACCATTTGCTCCCGCTGGGCCTGTTGCTCCTGGCTGTCCTACAAATCCTGGTGAAAATTCTACCCAGAAAGAATCATGATAAACATAGGCTCTTCCAGATGCTGTGTTATACCAAACTTGTCCTGCTAATGGATTTGCTGGTGGTGTTTCTCCAGGCTGGAAGTCTCCAGGTATACCTTGTGGTATTGAAAAATTAAATACTGCATCGCTGGATGTTCCAGCATTTGTAACTGTTGCGCTTGAAGCATATGAGCCTGTTGTTACAGTTCCTACTGCAAGAGTTGATGCTCTACCTGTTGTGAGTTCAAAATCAAATATGGCATCGCTTGTTGTTCCGCTATTTGTTACTGTTGGAGCCGTTCCAAAATCAACATCGTCAACTGTTCCAATTGTAATAGTAGACCTTGGGCCCGCTGGAATTTCAAAATCAAATACTGCGTCGCTTGTATCGCCAGAATTTACTACTGTTGCTGGTTCTCCGTCTAATACAGTTGTAACTGTCCCGACTGCAAGGGTGGCTGCACGACCTGCAGGGATTTCAAAATCAAATGTGGCATCGCTGGTGTTTCCAGAATTTGTTACTGTTGGTGGCTGTCCATAAAGAACATCATCGACAGATCCTACTGAAATAGTAGCCGCTCTGCCTGCTGGTATTTCAAAATCAAAGACGGCAGAACTAGTAGTTCCACTGTTTGTTACAGTTAAAGGGTTTCCATAAAGAACTGTATCTACATCTCCTACTGCTATTGTTGCTGCAGGACCTGCAGGTATTACAAAATTTAATATTGCATCTGTTGAGGTTCCAGCATTTGTTACAGTTGCTGAATTACCATGAGTTACAGTTGTAACTGTTCCTACAACTAGTTCTCCAGTATCTCCCTTATCACCCTTTTGAATAACTTGTTGCCAATTTGGTGTAGATGGAACTGTGCCTGCTGGACTGCTTGTAGCATTTAATCTCCAGAGACTTCCGTTATAAGTTACGCCTTCATTTTCAAGATATCCTACTCCAGAACTCCATAAACCTTGGTAATCCAAGAACATTGGTCCTGTTGGACCAGTTGCACCTGTTGCAATTGCTTCAACCCAATAAGAATCATAGTAAACATATAGTTTTCCGTTTTCTGTATCAAACCAAGTGTCGCCTTCTGTTGGAGATGTTGGTGCTGTTACTGAAAGTATAAAGCTTCCACCACCAGATGTTCCTCCGCCTCCACTGCCAGATACTTCTAGCCAGAATCCGCCGTCATATGCATATAGAGTTGCTGTATCTGAATCTAGCCAAAGATCTCCAGCGTTTGGAGATGAGGGAGGGTTAGAAGAAATACTAACATTAGCTCCTCCTCCTGCTTCTGCTGTAAAGTTTAATTTTTTAGTTACGCTATCATATGTAACAGAAAGATTTGTATGAGTTCCGCCTGTAATCATTGTAGATGCTACTGATTGAATTGTTGAATCGATATCTAGCTCGGTAGATGGAACTTTGCCGTCTAATCCTAAAGAAGCAACTCCTCCAGCATTTCCAACATCTGAAATTGGAACATATGTGTTTGGTAAACTATCTCCAAGGCTTGCTACTGCTTCATCTGTGTATTCATTTGCTGCTGTAACTGCGCCATCTGCAGCGGTCTTAACAAATGCTGTAGTTGCTATTTGTGTAGTATTTGTTCCAGTTGTAGCAGTTGGTGCTGTTGGTGTTCCAGTTAAAGCTGGGCTGGCAAGTGGGGCTTTGAGAGCCAAGGCATTTGTTATAGTTGTTGCAAAATTTGCATCATTGCCAATGGCTGCAGCAATTTCATTAAGTGTATTTAAAAGAGCGGGAGAAGAGTCTATTAAATTAGATATTGCAGTTGTTACATAAGACTGTGTGGCAATAGCATTGGTATCTACTGCAATTGTGATAGTTGGAGAAAATACATATGGTGTCCAGCTACTTAGAGTTCCTGGTGGATATCCAGGGTTTCCTGGGTTACCACTTCTAATATAAAACTCTCCAGGAGCTCCATATGGGCTTCCTGTTGGAATGCTTACAACATCATTTAAACTGTAATATGCTCCGTTATCATAATCACCAATATAGTTGGGTGGATTTTGAGTATAGGTCTTAGTTATTCCAGTTCCAGTAGTTAATGCAGTAGCAATAGCATCTATTGCCTCTTCATCGCCATAGGTTGCTTCTAAATTTATCTTATCATTAGCGTCATCATATGTGACGACTATATTTGTATGTGTGCCATTTGTTAAAAGATCAGCGGCTATTTGCTGAATACCCTCTTCATCTAGTGATGCATTTTCAAGGGCATTTACTCTATAATCAAGGGACGTTGTGACAGTCGAATTATCGGCACCGACTTTAGCTTCAAGTGCTTCGATAGCGTCATTGGCATCAGCATGCTGTGCAGCATGCGAGACTGCTTGGACGGAGTCGGTTCCCTGGGGATTAGTCAAGGAATCCAAACTAGTTGGGAAATTTATTGCCATTTACGTATACCTCTTTCCCTATTATACCTTAAAATCTATTCAGTATTACCATTTTCCTAGTGGGCAGGTGGCATGCTGAAGCTTGGTTTTTAATGACATAATACAGCCACATTGCTTACATTGCTTTGTTAAATCTATAAGCTCTGGACAGGATTTACAGATATCATATCTTCTATCCGCTTCTGTATCTTCAGCATACTCAGTATTTGGATTAAGAAGATCCCATGGTCTGGTATCCCCCAACTTTTCTTTATACTGCTGCCATTTACTTTTTTCGGTCATTCATATACCCCTGGAACTATAAACTGGCCATCTACATATAGCCAACCAGCCTCTGCTAATTCTGCATGCCTTTGAACTTCTTTATCTACATAAACTAATTCTGGATTAGATAGCAATGCCGCCTGAGTCATTTCATTGCAAAGAATCTGATCTGTCGCACCATCTTTAATAAAAGATACACAAAAAAGACCATTGGCTGGTTCGCATTCAGAAAAGGTTGTTGCGCCTATTAAGGCATCAGCAATATCTTGTCTAACCCCAATAAAAAAAGCTATCTCACCATCAATTACTACAGCTACCTGTTTTGCAGATTCTCCTAAGTCCACCTTTGTCTGCTTGACTCCTGGAATAAACCAGTCTTCTTCTTGTAAATTAATCATATTGTCATTATACCTTTTCTGGTAGATTTTGTAAATAGCATATTATCCATAAGATGCACAACATGTAGTTCTAGATCCATCTGAGTTATTATTAGCTGTACAATCTCCAACTCCGTAGCATTGATAATAATTATTACTTGCAGAATTTGTTACGTCATAAGATTTGCAGTTATATTTATAAGATGTGCATACTGGTACTGGATTTGTAGACTGGCATCCTGGATAAGCGTATCCAAAAACGCATTGCCTACTATATCCGCTGCCGCTTGCTGAGTTGTTATAGCCAGGCATGGTATATTCACAATTTCCTACTCCACCGCCATTAATAGATGTTGTGCAATACCACTGAGCTGCTGGTGCAGGTGCTGTATATCCGCAAGTACCATCTACTTGACTTGAGCTGTTAATCGAACGCTCTGTTACTGTGCCGCATCCTGAAGTGGTATAAGAACTGCCATCCCATGATCCATTTACATAAATTTTTTTCCGAGAGTTGTAAACATAGTCAGTATAATTTTGATAGTATGTTCCACTGCATTGGAATCCAGAACCAACGTTTGTACCACTGCCGTAGGCTTCGCATGGACCGTAAGTTATGGGATTTGTATACCCACATAATCCCTCTACTTGAGAGCTTTCAGTTATTGACCTAGATGTAGTTGTTCCACAACCTGATGTTGTGTAGGATGACCCATCCCAAGATCCGTTAACATAAATTTGTTTGCGTGTATTATATATGTAGTCTGTATATGTTTGATAATAGGTTCCAGAACACTGACTGCCGCTTCCAACATTGGTCCCGCTTCCATATGCCTCACATGGCCCATAAGTTATTGTGGCTGGAGGGGTACATGATCTACTAACAGAATAGCTACCACTTTCGTTATAAGTATTTCCGCAATTATCTGTTCTACTTCTAGATGTTGCAGTTCCTGCTTCTACGCTAGAAACGCAATTACCGCTCCACGTAATTCCAGAATAATCCCACCCAGAATATGAAGTAATTGAACAAGGTGCTGTGTATCCACATGATCCGTCTATTTGAGAGCTCGATGTTATTTCTCTTGAATCAGATGTACCGCATCCAGATGTACTATAAGAAGTTCCGTCCCACACTCCATCTGAATAAATCTTTTTTCTAGTGTTATATCTATAATCAGTATATTGCTGATAGTATGTTCCAGAACACTGGTTGCCGCTTCCAATTACTGTACCAGATCCATAAGTTTCGCATGGACCATATGTTATTACGGGTGGAGTTACATATCCACATTGACCATTTACTTTTACACTAGTTGATACTATTCTAGAATCTGTTGTGCCGCATCCAGATGTTGTATATGAAAAACCATCCCAGACTCCGTCTGAATAAATCTTTTTTCTTGTATTGTATCTATAATCAGTATATTCTTCATAAAATTCACCAGAGCATTGAGTTCCAGATCCTATGGTGGTTGGTGTACCATATGACTCACATGGGCCATAGGTTATTACTACTGGATCGACATAATTATAATACACAAATGGAACTGTGCTTCCGATGGAAACGGTAGAACTATGAGCAGAACCTTGTGAAGCAATGCTATCTGTTAATGCTAAGGTTGAGGTATTTGTTGTAGATTCCGAATAATTAAGACCTAGTGATGAAAGCAAAGACTGGGCTTGTGATCTTGTTAATCCAGATAGATTTGGAACAGTTACTTTTCTAAGACCGAATCTGCCTAATTTCTTACGCATGTTAAGCGCTCAAATCGCCGACAAGAACCCATACATTCAAAGCTCGTTTTATAACAGTTGCGCTGCTCCATTGATTACGCAACTTTAATCCAGGAGTACCATTTAAGGTAAAACCATTTCCTGCAACAGATACTTGTGTTGATCCAGTTTGCAGAATATCTGCATAGAATCCAACTGGAAATGATGCAGAGTCTGTAATAGTTACAGTACCTCCGTCAGACATTTCAATAAGTGTTCCTATATCAGTAGGTTGCAATGTATATGATGATGACTTAGATGATATTGAAATTATTTTATCTGATTTAGCATCTAGTGCAGCCTGCTTAATATATCCGTCTGTATCTAGTTGTGATTTTACTGCTGCTATATCTAACTCAATTTCTTTATTGTATCCATTAGTATTTTTAACATCTAAATAAGTAGATGTTCCAATAAGTCCGTATGTTTGCCCACTTATTCCTTCAAGCAGCGTGTTTCCTATAGTTACATAGTTGGAGTCTAGCTTATTTCCTAAAGCTGTTGTAATTGTAGCAGCATATGAAGCATCATCATTTATGGCTGCTGCTAATTCATTCAGGGTGTCAAGCGCTGTTGGGGCACCGTCAATTAAATTACCTAGCTCTGATAATGGAATTTTGCCATTTATATCTAAAGATGCAACTCCACCTGCATTTCCAACGTCTGAGATAGGAACATATGCACCGTCTACAGTATTTCCAAGAGATGTTATTGCTGTATCTGTATAATCATTTGCATCTGCAATATCTCCCATAGTTGCAATATGATTGTTTGCAATGGTTGAATCATTTAAGTATGCTCCACCTACGCCATGTTGTAATACTAGGTTCTGATCTGCAACAATAGCAAATACATCATCTCCTGGCTCTCCACTAATTCCAGAAACAATTAGTGTCCCACCTCCTGGACCATGTAAAACTCCATCTGACCCGAATTGCCAGTAATTATCCCAAAACTCTTCATGACTAAATACATGAGCTGCTCCTCCAACAAATGATGCTGGTTCTCCATTTAAATTTGCTGTAATAGTTTGTAGACCAGCACTTGGTGAGTCTGTTGTAACAGAATCAACAGTGACTATATCTCCGCCTGGATAAAACATTGTATCGCCTACATAAATATTTGCTGTATTGCTAACTACAAAAGAAGTGTTGCTTGTTTCGTTTAAATTTGTATAAGTGTTAATAATTGTTTCTGGTCTTGTACTAATATATACAGATCTTGCTCCGTCAGATACACGAACATTATTTCTTTCTCCACCAATAAATAAATCTGCACCTGAAGCATCTTGAGTTCCACCACCACGAATATGAATGTGGTTTGGAGCTGTAGGATCAATAATTAAATACTGATCTGAAGTAATATCTCCATCTGGCACAAGCTCTAATGTTCCTAGTCCGTAACCATCTCCAGATGCTGTTCCAGCACCAATAACCCGTACACCATCGAATGTAATATCTCCAGTATTACTGCCACCAGAAGAATCGATAGAAGGAAGACTGGCCCATAGGGTTGTTCCATCTCCGATTTTAGTTATTTTATTTGTTAAGTCGTAGCCAATTTCACCAGATAATAACGCTGTTGTACGTGCTGCCCATTGCGTAGCAGTTCCTCTTTTTACTCTTATTGTAACTGACATTATGCTGTCCCGCCATCAATAACTCCAGAAGCTGGAACTTCAGTAGACTCAACAGAAAAAATTGCTCCATCATAAGTATGAATATGATCGAGAAGTCCTGTGATAGCTCCGCTTCCAACTGGATTCCAGTCGGTGCCGTCAAAATATCTTAGTTCTTCATCTGCAGTATTGTAATATATATCGCCAATTCTGGCAGAAACGGGATTATCGTCTAATGCTACTGCATGTAAGGGGACTAATCTTTTTACAGACATTTAAGCCCTCCTTATCC